ATCTGAAGAGTGTCATACAGATGGTGATCATTTCATCGTCAATATCGATTTTAAGGCAAGTACTGATTACATCAGAATGCCTTGGACAATGATGGCCTGGCATCTTATGTGTAAGCATTTCGGTTTCGAACAGTGGCGCGAAGAGATGGGATGTCTACTGTTAAGCGGAAACACGATTAATACGGGAAAGGCAGACTTCAAGCAGACCAATGGTCAGCTGATGGGTTGCATTCTAAGTTTTCCAATACTTTGTGTAATAAATGCTGCATGTATCGTAGCGGCACGTAACTCTACAGATCTCGACCATGATTTCCTAATCAATGGTGATGATGCTTGTACGATTCTGTGTCGTAATGAATATGAGCGTTGGCTGACGTACGTAGCAGTTGTCGGCCTATTACCAAGTCCTGGTAAGAACTATCTTAGTCGTGATTTTGCTAACATGAATAGTCAGATGTTTGTTCCATATCGTGACTATTTCGGTAGACTCTGCTGGAGATTTGTCCCATTTGTCAACGTTGGAGCTCTACAGGGTCTAAGTCGTGTGCAGACGAGACCTGGTGACATCAATAGTCCGGTATTAGGGAATGTAAAAACGAATTCTGCTTATGCTAGCTTTAGCACCCTTGCTACATGGTGCGTTATGGGCTACACAGGCAAGCAATTTGAAACATTGCTGGGCGAGTATATTCGCAATAATCTCGACCGATTTCCCACTGACCGTGCTAGTTGGTTCGTTCCAGAGTTTCTCGGAGGTTTAGGACTGCCTATTGTTCCAACTAAGATAGTTGATGGCATGAGTGTTAAGATGCCATGGCAGGATAAAATCCCAAACCCCTTAGACCGCGCGCTCATAGCATGGTATGACAAGCAGCAGGATACTCGGAAGCTAAAGGTAATTGATGAGATTGCTCATGATCTTGAGCCCGTAGAACGCCCACCTTGGGTGACTAAGGCTATATCTGAGAGTAATCTGTTACCGACCGTTTTGACAGGAAGACTTGATGAAGCTCTTCCGATGTCATCTCAGGCATATATGCTGAGTTATCGAGCCCTTAGCTGGTGTTATGGACAAAAGCACCGCAAGGTTCAGCTCAAGCTAAAACGGCCTAGCTCCCTACGTAGGTACCGTGAGTTGGCAGCATCCGAGATGCGCCAGATCATCACTCCGGATGTTCTACCTACGGCTGTGTATCGTTCTGGTACCATGGCTATTCCCAAACTTGAGTCCACGAGGACTTATAAGGTACAGGGCATGTGCTCCTCTGATCTTGTTCCGGAGATCTCTGATGCTCTGCACTTGCGTGTCAA